GAAGCGCTCGGCATTCGACATGATATGCTGACGATTCCAGAGCTGAACTTCTAGATTCGAGGATGCGAAACCTGTACCAAAAGAAGCGTCCTTAGCGTATGTAAGCTTAACACGTACAGACTGGTGTGGAGCACCAGCTACAAGATGTGCACGGGAAGGACCACCAGATGTGAACGAATAGAGGGGGAACCAACATTGGTATTTCTTCTTACCATTTGCTTCGAATTTGGTAGAGTTATTGCGATCAGCAAGAGCCTTCTCCGCTACCTGACGACCACGAGCCTGAGCATCTAACACATCGTATGCGCCACCCGGTAGTAGTGTAGCAGCCATTGCTACAATATCAGCATTTTCCATGGTCTGCCATGTAGAGTTGCCAACCATAATCTCCGCACGGTCGATGAGACGAGCAAGGGCGAGAGCTGGAAACTCCGATAAACTAGTCGCTGCTGCAGGGGTCGTGATGTCTACCTCAACACGGACATACATGTCACCAATCGCGTCAACATCGTTGCTAAAAGTAAATGTCTGCGAAGAACCAGCATTGGAACCGGTTGTCGAGGGCTGGATTTCAACAAAGTTAGAACCATATAGAAGAGTCTTCGAAGTCTCCGAATCGGGGTGGAAATCAGTTACGATATCAATGCCGTCGGAATCGGCAAGATCTACAGCGGTACGCTGCGCCTGGTGACCACTTCCAGTGTGTCCAGCAATTGGGGCGATGGCTCCTTGACCTGTCATTTTTTTTATTATATATACAAGAAAATAATTTTTAAATTAATTTAATAAAAATTATTTTTTTGTTTTTATTTATTTTAATTTATTTAATTTGATATTTGAAGATTACACTCTCCACCAACGTATGTTGCTATATTTGTACCGACAGCTGTTACATTAATTACTGCACGCGAGTTTGAAACATTTCCTCCTAATAAATTATTGTGCATCTTTATAAATAATTTTTTATTATTTAATTTTGATAATACTATACAATCAGAACCAAATGCTTCTGAAGCCAACGGAATACAGTAAATTGGAACTTCGCCCATATACTTTAAACCCATAAAATCATGTGATGAAGATCTCAAATAAGAAGCGGGTAGTTCCCCTGTTACACTTGACCCATTTATCTTAAGATCTATACTACTTATTACATCGAATAGGCCTTTTGTGATGCTTAATGCATTTAAAGCCCCGAACCCTTGACTATATAGACCAGCAACTTCATCTACCATGTCAGTGCTTGTAGGCGTAGAATATGGACTATTTGTAATAGAAACTAAAAGATGTGAAGCATTTATAGTGAATGTACTAAGATCAATTGTTATATCTGTAGTTTGATTTTCGGTAGCATTAATCGCTTTAATATTATCACCTGGAGAAAATTGTATACCCTGAGAAGTATGAATAACACTATTTATGATATTATTATTTATATAATTTCTTTCAACATCTGTAAAATTGTGTTTTTTAACAATCAATTTAAAATTTTTTAAATATTTAGCTTGACTTATAGTAGTAATAACTTTACCATCATCGACATCATTATAAAATATTTTTAATATTATATGATTATTTGGGGCGCCGTTTTGTAAAAAACTATTAATTTTATTTCCAGAACCAGAGAATATTTTGAGATCTACTATACCAGAAACATTGTATTTGTCGCCTGTATCAGATAATGTATAAGTTCCCTTTGTAGTATCGGCTCTTCCATGCCATGTAGTAATTTTATTGCCTCTTAAATTGGTTATTGTATCAAACAACTCATTAGACGAAGCATAATTGCTCTCTGTTATATTTCTAGCAAAAATATCTGCCCCAGTTAAAGTTTGCCACAGATGATTACCTATACGAACTTCTACTTTGTCAATTAATTCAAATCCTAGTGTTTTAGAAATTTTTTCACTAGCATTATTATTATCTACTATAAATTCATAACAAAAACTAATTTTAGAAATAGCGTCACAGTCATCTGGTATTCTAAAAGTTTGGAATTTAACAGCATCAGCATTTGTATCTCCTATATCTGCTAATGTATTTGTACCGACGGAAATTTCTCCTTCTACAATTACATCGTTACAACCATGAAGATAGGTTCTAGATGGATTACTTAAAAATGTGGAAACTACATTTTCATCTTCTAGAGGCGTTAGAGTGCTTGTAACAGATTGAACCCCAGTATCTTTATACGTAATAAACGGTAGTGTTGCACCAGTTGGCATTATACTTTATTTAATATAAATATATTTTTTTTTAAACGTTTAAATTTATATTTTTAAACCTTTATTTTTTAAAAATGAGCACTTTTGAATGCAAAGTTAGTGAGCTCCCAACCAAAGAAGATAAAATTTTAAAGTCTAGTAATCAAGTATCTAATAATGAAGCGTCTAATAACGAAGAATTTAAGAAAAGTGTTAAATTTGAAAATAATGTTGACTCAAATTCAAAAACTTTATTTGAAATGTTAGACAATATTAATAATGTTCGTGCTTTTATAATAACATTGTTAGTATATCTAATAATCCATTCTGAAATTTTTATAAATATATTGATAAATACTTTAGAATTTTTAAATTCGTCTGGTAAAATTAATGTATTGGGAAATATTGCATTATTTAGTATTGTAATGTTCACATTTATTTATCTTTCTTAGTTTTTTTAGTCGGACCGTTAAAATTTGGTTTACCAGTTAAAGAACCTTCTATTTTTTCTAACATGCTATTTATACTAAAATCTTTAGATTCTGTTTTAATTTTAAGTTTTGGTGTTTTCCAACCTAACGCACTTCTTAAAGTCGTAGAAATAGGTATATATATTGAGCAATAGTCTCTGCAACATCCGAACTTTCCATTTCTTTCTGATCTACATCTTTGACAAAATCCAAATTCTGTCAACTTAAAAAAAACGTGATTATTACTGTGGTAATCATCTATATTTTGACAATATTTAGATTTTGATTCTATTATATATATTTCTTTATCTTTTATCTTAATAATTTTGCGTATGTCTTGTACTTTATAACCAGATGCATAATTACTAAAAAATCTCATAATTGCTTTGTGAATATTTGTGTCTGAATTAACAGTGTCAAACCCAGAATTTTCTATTGCAGTTTCTTCATATTCTGTAGAATAATCTGGTAAATTGTATGTGATAGTAATATCTGTTTCAAAAGATCTAATTGAGGTATCTTTTAACGCTTTTAGATTATTATTTTTATATTCAATTGTTAACAAATCTTCGTAATCAACACCTTTGTATACAGAATGAACCAAATAAACTCTATCTTCGTAATATTTGATACCGTCTGATATGCTACACTTATCGGCACCTATTAGTCTTAAACCATTGTGATTGTAAACAGATTTATCTATTATTTTTTCCCAATTTTCATAAAATTCTGGAATTTTTCCAAACAATGTAGTAAATTTAACAATCAAAACATTTCTAATCTTATTTGCAACTTCTTTGTTTACTAAAATTTCTGGCCAATGAAAATGAAACCCCTTTTTAATATATTCAATTTCTTCTCTTTTGACTTTTTTATCTTTATTTGCTTTAGTAATAATACACACTGAATCAAAATTATAAATATTTTTAATAGTATCTTGTATAGCGTTTGCATATTTATCTATATCAATATCTTCGGTAGTGAGAGCATCAAAATCTATAAACAGTTTAAATATATCAGTTTTAAGTTCGACTATACAATTTTTTTGAGTCATGTTTTTAGAATAGATATCTTGAAATGTATTAAAATCTTGACTTATATCTAATTTACCTCCATCTAACATAAAATGTGTAGGTTCGGTATCATTATTTTTAATAACTTTATTACAAGAATAAAGCCATCTTATCAACGGATTTTTAACGTCTGTCATTATAATATATAATCTATTTTGCTTTTAAATATTTTTTAAAATTTAAATTTAATTGTAATATTTTGATTAGTGGTATATATACCTTTAACAGCAGAAGGGGAAAGAACAGTTCTTTGATCTTTATTTTTATAAGTCATAGTATTTGTCATATCTAAATCTATTAATCTTACATTTGATATTGCGTATTCAAATATTTTATTTTCTATAAACCATTTAAAAAAATTTAATTGTCCGACTGTAGAAACTATATAATTAGAATTCATATTTTTTTCGTCGTAGGCTTTCCAATTTAGACTATTAACATTTATCATCAATCTTTTTTGTCTACAAAATGGGTCAAAAAATTTTTTAGAATAAGCTTTTAATTGATTTTTATAGTCCAAGTATATATTAAAATATTTTATTTCAGTATTCTTTTGCAAATTATATATAATATTGTATTTCTTTGCATAATTAGTTACTAACCAGTCAATGAGTCTGAGACTTAATGGAGTTTTTTGTGACAAAATTTCTTTCAAAAAATCTAATTTATTTTTATAATAGATTAATAAATAATTTATTAGAGTGCTCTCTTTTTCAGAAAATTCCATGTGTATATAAATATAAAGACACTCTTTAAATTTATTTAAAGGTTATACTTTATATATACTATAGAACAATGACGGAAGTTGTGTGTGAAAATACTAAAACACAAGTACTTTTTTATGTTAATAATTTTTGGAACAACAATTATACAGATTTTGTTTTTCCATTGACTAAGCCATTGTATATTACAAAACGCGATTGTCAATATATTAAAAATGATTATAAATTTCTTGTTAAAAACTCTTCTTTAAAAAGAGCTATTTTAATTTTATATAAAAATCATAATGGTAAAAATAAACAATATATTATCCTAAAAGATAACACTATATTAGAAGTAAGCTTATTTTTTGAAGAAGATTATTATAATGGAACAATGTTTGATATAGATTATTCAGGAATAGAAATTTACATCTCGGATACCTTTATGTCAAGAGGCATAATCTTTTCAGATATGAATTATTCCTTGAGGTATGAAGAAGCACTCGATTTTTGTTCAAAAGATAATAAACTTAAAATAAACAAAATTTACTCCAGTATCAATGAAATTATTTTAAAAGACTCCGAAGAGGTTTATTTTATACCGGAAAAATTACCTTTAAATAACAACCATGTTTTTATGTGGAAACCTCCCGAATCTGTAACATTTTCTTTGCTATGCAAAGAAGAAAAAGAATTTATAAATCTATATACGACTAATTTCAGAATTGATAAAATCTTTGCAAAAGCAAAGAATAATTTAGCATTAGATATTAAAAATCTTGAAAATTATGAAAATAATTGTATTATAACTGTGAATATTAAGGACAACAATATTGTACCCGAATCTGTTTCTAATGATCTTTTGTTTCAAAGCAGTATTAGAAATATAGAGGATGCAATTTATTTCAAACAAGAAAATATACAATTTCACGATATTTTTAAATAAAAAAAATATTACTAAAATGTAAATGGGTAGAAGACACATTGTTCATCACACACACAGAATAATTTCAGCGCCTCCTCCGTCTCCTGTAGCAGAAGAACCTGAAGTAGTAGTACCTGAAGTAGTAGAACCTGAAGTAGTACCTGAAGTAGTAGAACCTGAAGTAGTACCCGAAGTAGTACCTGAAGTAGTACCTGAAGTAG